ATTTGATTACGCTGTAGAGGAATCAGACCCTCTGGATCACCCCCTGGATAAGTAGGGGTAAAAGGTAACTCGGTAGGATTAGGAGCAAACCTCTGTAAAGTAGGGGCAATTGCCTCCCGTGTTTTATTTAACCCGGTCTGCACACCCCTAGAAAGATCTCCTACTCCGGAAAAGAATTCCTGCATCTTAGTTACTACTTCATTGGGACTTAATCCCGTAGTAGCACCAGAATTAGGGGAAGCTGGGGGAGGTTTAGTGGCTCCACCAGGAACAGGTTGTGTTTCTCCTGGACCTAAAGAAAATGTGCCGGGGAGAGTAGTGGTAAAACCTGGAGTAAGCCTACGAGCTTCCCCTGCGGTCTGCTTAGCTTTAGGCGCAGTTGCCTGCCCTAACAGCTTCATTAAAACTTTCTGTTGAACATCAGCCACTGTACGCCCTACTCTGTAAAAGTTGGGATAATTGACGAGCTAGTTCCGTTTGTGCTGCGGCTCTAGCATTATTTTCTTGAACACCTAATCGAGCTAATAAGGCATCCCTAGCTTGATTCAATTGAGCAGAGTTAATATCCGCCGTTACATCGTTTAAGCTACGAAGAGAACCAGAAAGAACATCTTGTTCATTCCGGATTCCCTGTAGACCCACGTCTCGGATAGCACGGTCATAATCTCCGTGTAATTCAGAAGTACGAGTCCTAGCCGCATCTCCATCTAGAATACCTCGACTAGCTAAATCGGCCTGATTAGCCCTAGCTGCCCTACCTCTAGATCGGGTAATATCTTCCCCAGCAATACCAACATCCTGCTGATTACGTTCTAATGCAACCTGACGATCAGCAATAATCTGCTGCATGTTATTTCGCAGTGTGCGAATAAGCTCTGCATACTGGGGATTAAACTCTAACTCCCTACTAGTTAAAGTAGGATCAATGTGAGCAGGGGCGTTAACAAAAGAGGGTGCGGGGGAGCCTGCTCCTGTATTTAGAGCAAACTGATCCCCCGGCCCAATAGTACGTACCCCCGGTACAAATCCTCCATCGGGAGGATTTTGAGTAGAGCCCTGTAGAGGGTTATCCTGTCGGAAACTAGTTCCAGGGAAGAATCCACCGGGAACAGGGTCTACCTGACCTTGATTACGAAACTGCTCAGGGACAGAACGCTGACGGTGCTCTAGGGTTTGGAAATCAGCAGCGGTATTACCAGGGTTAGTGGTACCGCCATTATAAATTCGCGACCCTACAGATAAAGCACGCTGACGCTCTGCCTGCTGAGTAGGGGCTTCATTCCTAGGACGGATGATTCCGTTCTGTAAGATAAGATCAAGACCTACCATTTTACGACCAATTCGTATCGTTGTCATCTGTATAAAAGACAACAAGCCTATAAGTCCTAGTAGTTACTAGGCCCGAACATGAAATTACAGTAGAGGATATGCTATCCACTGTACCAGGTAACATTGTTCCAGTGCCATTACTGTACCACACCTGACAAGAGACTGCACGTTCATGGAGATTAGTAATTCCATGAGTTTCTGACAGAGTAGTCCCAGTAGTAGTACCCGTAAAAACTTTTACATTAGGTATCCGTTTAAAAAGAACACGTAATTCCCTATGTAAAGCCTGCAAATACTGTTGCATAGACTTATTCAAATTAGGCAAAGACACGATCAATTTCATGAATACACCTGAGATTTTACTCTATAATGTACCTTCAAGCTATTAAAAATAATAGCCTTAGTGGAAGCAGGATTAAACCAACATTCCAACTGCCAAGTAGTACATACCCCAGGGGGTTTTAAGCTAACTATCCCTCGGTTCCCATCTAAAGTAGCTGTCTGCGTGCTACCAACTACTCCGTCTACGATATGTCTATAGTTTAGGGTAGCTGTATAGGAACTAAAAGTAGTAACCTCAAACTGAACACTCTGGACTTTCTTTAAAAATCCAGGGGCACCGAAATCAAATTTCTTAGTTTTAAACCATACCTCAAAGGTTTCCCCCATGTCATCAGCTACATACTCTAAATAAGTAGAGACTGTATCCGACCTATCTAACACGATAGGAGACGGGACTTCCGAGGCTAAGAATGATACATAAGGGACTTTAATAGTATTGGTAGCTGTGTATCCCGGTATAGCAATACCTTTAGAGGAATATCCGGTTAGATTAAATTCCCAGGGAATTGCTCGTCCAGAACAATTAACTACATCAAATACCGTGTTAGCAGGAGTTGCAAACAGAATAGGTGCAATACTTCCAGTTTTTAAATTTAAGATAAACCAAAAGGGAGCGACACCTATATCACCACCAAACCCAATATCAGATCCTACTTGATATACCCTAAAGAATAGATAGTCTCTCCACTTTGCCATATAAGGGGAAAGTGGATCACTTATATTTATAGTATCTGACCAAGAATAGGGAGATAAAGTTAAAGGGTGTATCTTAGAAGTTAAATTATCAATATTTAATCCATCAAAGACATATACACCTTTTTTAGATAAAAAATAAATTAGACCATCATCTTCTAATAAACAGAATGGGGACACACATCCTACAGTAGTGACTACTGCAACGGCTTCCCAATCAGCTGGCTCCCCCTCGACAGATAATAACCAAATCTGGTTAGGTGTAAAAATATATAAATTATCTCTATATACTTTAACAGCCATAATATTATCATAAGCACCGTCAAAATCAAAAGTTAATTGATTCCAAGTAGTAAAGTCATTAATATCTGAATACTGAAGAATATTATCAGTGGCGTTCCAAGCATACATTCGTTTTTCATAATACATTAAATGCTCGGGCTCAGGGACACCTCCTACAAAAGAAGCTGTCACTAAAGTGGCCGTAGATAAACCTAATGTCCAAGTAAGTAAGCCCGCACCTGCTTTAAAATAGACGGAATCATCTACAATTACAAATGCTTGAGTAGGGTTAGCTATACTGGCTGCTAAATAAGTAACCTCAGTAAAAGAATTCTCCCCGTTATTAGAAAAGAATACCTTATTATTGATAAGTAGATGATAATAAAAGGTTCCTGCTACGCCTACAATAGACAGGGGGACACAATACCCATCCGACTGCCCATGTGCAGATACTCCTGTAGAACTAAATAGACCGGGACGGGGCATAAAGCTGCCATTACTCAAGGGTAAGCAGTTAGTAAAAGATACAAACTCCCCGTCTTCTAATTTAGATTCATCCCCGTTATGATAAGCTAGCCCCTTAAAATCATTAATAAAAAGAACTTGCTCTACCGATTTACCAGTCATCGCCGGGGACCAGCCTTATGGAATTAAAATCGTCCTGTCCATCTAATTCAGCTTCACTCTTAAGAGCCTGTAGCTCAGACTCAAACCGAGTAGCCCAGTAGATAGCATCTTGAGTTTCTTCTTCCATTTCTTTGCCTCGCTGAAGGCAATAGAACACTAGAAGAGGGTGATACTCTACAGGAACTGTAGGAGAAGAGGCCCCTGTAGTAAGCTTAGTAGGATAATTAGTGTTATGAATGTGGAAAGAAATTCCGCCTACAGGGGGTGGGTAAAACCAAATGTCATCATCCCGGTAGTACCAATAAGAGGGAACTGAAGCATTCGAGGCACTATCTGGCTGATCATCAATTTGCTGTAACTCTTCAAAGGTAATACTGGGGATAATATACCCATTGAACGTTACTCGTTCAATTTGAAGATACCGACTAGGCGCATCGTAATTAGCCTGCCCTGCTACTGAAGTATAGCTTGTAGACTTAGTCTTAAACAGATTAGCCGCCCGAGCGATCTTTAACTCAGCTTCATAAATCCAGTTCTGGATATCAGTCTGCTTCCAGAAAACTTCTAAAGAGTTAAGGTCCCCTAGTTCCCTAAGAACCTGCGCCTCGATTTCGTCTAACGTCATGTTCTCCGTTACTCCGAATAGTAATCTTCTTATCCCCGTCTGTAACTACATAGGTATCTTTAGGGGAACGAACTACAGCAGCGAATTTTTCGTGAGCTTCATGCATAGACTCCTGCTCTAATCTACGTTGCTCACGTTTTGCGTTCTCATTTGCACGAGTTACTACAGCATCAATATCTACGTAATTAGTGTCAATAGCTTCAAGACGCTTAATTACAGAAGAATCTAGCTGCCACACCTGCATGGCTACATATTCTTTACCATTTTTACCGCGCTCTACGATTTGATACGGAGCTTCGGTAACACCAAACGATGAGCCTGGCTCTAGATACTGAACCCTAAGATTGGGCCAACGTCGGGAAATCTCGGCGGCGACTCCTAATACATCTCGTTCTACGATTGCGCCATTACCAATGGCAATCATCTCAGGGGATTTGTCAGCGGACGACATTATAACCTCTCAAATGCGAAAGGGGTAGGGTATGCGACACCCAATCAAACATACCCTACCCCTATCTATTGTTAAGGGTAGGCAAATACCCTTAGCTCTTATTAGCCTTCGGTAACGTTGGTGAGCAGGCCAATTGCTCCACGCATCGAAGTACCGATCTGCCAGAACTTACGCATGTAATACTCAAAGCGATCGTAACCGCTCACGTACTTAAGGACGCTTCCATCCTCATCTGCGAAGTGCCACTCAGCATCCTGATACACCTTAACCTTCGACTCGTCAATGAACCACATCTTCTTAATGGGTGCATCAACATCGTCGATAACAGGAATTTCTCGACCGTAGTTAAACGGAAGTCCGGTGAAACCGCCGGCAAATTCCTTGGTGTTAACAAACTGACGCTGCTGAGAAAGCAGGTTAAAGTAAGCTCGCCGGACACCAAGAGAGGTGAAGATAGCAGAAACCGCACCACCATTACGGCGGATATTATCGCACATCTTAACCATCTGGCCCTCAGAAATAGGACCACTCAGGTCGGTAGTTTCACCCTTCCACACACCATAAGTAGTAGGATCAACCCCATAGAGAGTACCAGAAGTAGCTGCCATCGAGGCAAAACCGTCTGGCTCACGCTGAGTACCACCAGTATAGTTACCTGCACGATAAATACCGTGAGTAGTAAGAGTATTAGGGCCAGTTGCATCGACGGTAATAGAACCGGACCCATCCCCATCATCAGTAATACCGCCTGCCTGAATAGTCTTAGTAGTACCGTCAGTAACAGCACCGCCTGTAGATCGAACTAAGACATCGACAATCATACCCTCTTCAAGATACTGGATCATATCCACAGAGATAGAGGTCGAAGCACCACCAGAAGCAGCATCAACAGAAGCTAAGAGGCCCGTACCATCACCATAGACAATACGGTTAGCATCCTTACGAGCAACTTCCTTAGCTCCGTTCATCTCAGTATCCATACTAGATGCGAAAGCCTGATAATCCGTCTCAGCTAGACGAAGAAGCTGTGCAGTAAGCTGACCACGAACGTAGCCGTGATACAAACTAGTATGAACCTCGGTATAAGTCTGCTCACCAGGAGACTGTAGAGCCTCATTTTCCTGACGATAACCAACACCGGGGTTACGAGCAGTTACAATCGGGAAGTCAACGTACTTACCACCAGCACGGGTAGTAACGCCTTCCGAAGAACGCTCAATTCGTTTCAGAGCAGTTAACTCATTGTTATACTGCTTTTCGATTCGCTTCTCATAAATTTCCTTCATGAGAGCAGCGACAGTAGTGGTTGTTGCAACCATTGTTATCCATTCCTTTGCTGCATCATTGCTGCAAGCGTATTAGCGACGAGACTTTTTGTCTCACTATTAGATAGATCAGTTACATCAATATCATTATGTGCAGGAGGATTTCCCCCTGACGATAACACCGGAGAACTCGTAGGTGTCTTAAGTTTTGCTGTAACTGCTTTTTCTGCTTGCTCCCATAAAGCTAGAGCTTCATCAATCGAATGTCCTTTATCTGTGACTTGCTCACGAATAAAGTTGTGATCGACGTTCGGCCTTTCTACACGGAGCAGTGTTAACTGGTTCTCCAATTGCGAGTTAACCTGCTGCTCTTGTCCTTGTTGCTGGAACATATTTAACTGCTGTGACATAGTAGTCACGGCCTGGTTTAAACGCGCCAGCTGAGACTGATAGGCTTTTTCCTGTTGCTCAAATCGCTGCTCAAAAGATTGCTGCATCTGAGAAATAACAGGAGTTAGATCTTCAAATTCTGCACCTAAATCAAGCTTAGGTGCTTGCTGTTGCGGCTGTGGCTGACCGTATTGCTCTGCAAGAACCTGATAGAATGCTTCAGGATTTTCCTGAATAGTTCTAATGGTTTCACGCATAGCTCGAATCTCATCAGGAGATCCGAACTCCTTATACGGTTCCAACTGCTGCTGATATTCCTGGAACTTACGCTGTGCTCCAGCATCCCAGGCTTTTAAGACTCCCTCAAACTCAGGATAGAACTCGGGGGAAATCTCGTGAGTACCAAGGAAATTACGTGCATGTTCTGAGAGTTCATACTGGACTTCCTGTTCTAAGGTGCTTTCCTCAGCTACAGGTTCCTCAACCTCTTCAATAACAGGCTGTTCTTCCATAGGCATGGACATTTATATACTCCTACAGGGGCTAGCCTTCGCCTCCCCAGTTAGATGATTACATAACAGACAGCACTATGTCAAGTGCTAGGTTTACGGAATTTTTGGTAAAGGCTGAGCCCCTCTTTGGGCTCTCCTTCCCCGCAATTCTTTATTAATATCCGCATTCTCAGAGAGTTGATCCTTAAATGCTTGGATATGATCTACCGTAACTCTACCTTCTGCATCTCGTGGTCGTAATCTATCTTCCACTACTGCAAAATATTCGGCTCGATCCGGTATAGAATCTCCTACAGGGCGGGGAACATTTACTGAAGGTACCTTCAAAGACTCTGTTGCTCGGACGGCGTCCTCAAAAGTAATCTTTGGGTGACTGAATACGTAACGTACAGGTTCTCCTACAGGATGGCCGTCGATATCATAACTAGCATACTCAGCCACAGGAGTACCGAGATTAAATCTAGTACATCCTGTGAAAAATGCTCGTCGATCCATCGACGCATTCTCCCATTCCGCTGCATCTAGTTCCAATCTCATACTAACGCCAGTTCGTTATGGATTTCCAGAGCTTCAGTATCTGAAACCCTAGAGTCTAGAATAGCTACCGCCATCATCTCCCCCACACCTAGAGTAGAGAACCTTGCTCCATCTGCGCCAATAACAAAATCTTCTGTATTAGTTAAAGCAGACAGAGCGGGGGTAGCAGAGTCTTTAGATACCCCATCCAAGTAATACTCTTGGTCGGTAGGACTAAACACACCTGCAACTGTATGTCTAGTGCTATGACTAAATCCTGTACTCAAAGCCCCTACATCAGAAGATAAGGTACCGTCCCCTTCATTGATATAGACTCTCTCATTAGTATTATGCCTCTGCATCATATATCCTGCCGTTATAGCAGCGATATCATTCTTCTTAGTGATGATAGGTTTCCACCCATTATTCTCAGAATGAAGAATAAGATTAGCAAAAACAGATACGGGGTCAGCATCCATAGAAGCATGGTGAGGGATACTAAGATAATGCGAATCCCCGTGCAACCACTTGGGGAATTTCACGATGCTAGTAGCGAATGCATCCTGAGAACGGTTAATCGTAACCGTGTTCGACGTAACAGAATCCGTGAACGATGTACCGTCAGCAGGGGCATCTGAAATATCTATATTCCATATAACCGTATCATCGTCTTTAATAAGAGCTCTATACCCTTTTCCACTTAGAGGTTGTGAGGAGGAGCCTCCTCCGAAGTATTGGGTGAAAGTACCTCCAGTAATAAGTACATCAAAAGCTTCATCAGTAATTGACTGTTGAGTACCTAGAGTACTCCAACCGGTGTCATCAGATAAGTCTGTTGTACCAAACCTATAAAGGAAGTCTACAGTATCAGCAGAGGGGGTATGATCTGCCCTGATCTGAAGATCCATGTTATCTAGTACAGGTATGGCAATTGAGGAATTGGCTGTGGGGAAAGTACTGACACCATTAAACCCGTATCTAATTCCTCCAGAAGTATTCACCATGAGGTAAAGTTGACCGTCAATAATACGATTAATAGCAGAAGGCGACCAATCCGTTAAAGAAACGTTAGCCCTTAGTGAAAGCACAGAGCCATCTGCTACAGCTTGTGTAGTAGGTGAAGATAGAGTGTTAGACGTACTTCCGGTCATGTAGGCGTAATCCTCACCGTAATGCCACAGCACTACAGGATCATTGGCATCTTCTGCTGAATCTGTATAAACAACTTGCCAAGCTTCTCCGTCTACATCGGATTCTACGATATTATCTAACCGCCACTTATACCTATTAATTAATGCGGCGTCGAAGTGGTTGGAGTTCGTCCCATCCACATCGACCGTTACATCAAACAAGTCGCCAACCATAATCTCAGATGTGCCGTCAGCGGCCGACCCCAACTCCAGTAGGCCACTGCCAGCAAACGGGATCGTTGTACATGTGACGGCAGTCCCGAACTGCGTGAAGGTTGTGCCGTCGGTCGACACGTAGAACTCGACATCGGTCCCGACGGTCCACACCATCCGCAGCCAGCCCACGGCGTCATCCGTCAACGCTGATTGGAACGCAGACCCGTTACCGTCGAAATGGGATACGGCCGTCCCATCCGAGGACACCGACAGCCGCAGCACACCCGATGAGCGTCTACGGAATCCCCATGACCGCTGGTTCCCTGTCGGCCGAAAGTCGGCACACACAAACTGGTCTGCGTTCCAGTCTGCGGCAGCCATCTTGGCGGTGATGGTGACAACTTCTCCGCCCGTCAGCGTTGGCTTTGTGGATGACCGAATCGAGTTGGCGCTGGTGCCCTTGAACCGGACACGTTTGCCGTTGCCGTCACGGGTATCAATTACAGATAAGGGAGAACCCGCACGATTTATTGTCCAAGTATTTCCTTGAGCATCCGTAGCAATAGATCCATGTCCTCTATTGCCTTTTTTAAAGAGAGAGGCATCCCATCTACCGTAATCGTCTAGACTAGTAGTAGAGGAACCCACGCCTGCTGCATATATCTTAGTAGTCCACCTAGCGCCCCCAGGGGTATCATCGCACCCTATTGAAATAGGCGTTCCCGCTGACTCATCCGAAATAGTAATAACACCGATTACATCTGTTTCAAGAACCGACCAGCTAGGTACAGCACCCGTACCTCCATCATACCAGACTACTTCTCCAGCCGAATGGTTATAGAAAGCACCAATCCACCCAGGAGAGACTGCATCAGTCCACCAAGAGGGCTCTGCTGATAAAATAGACGGGATGACTACAGTAGTTCCATCAGTACTATACTGAAACTGCAATGCTCCTGCAGCCGATTCAATAATTCGAACTGCCTTACTACCAGCAGACCCCCACTGCCCGGTTATCTGCGAAGTCGCCCCATTAGCGCTCCGTATACCCCAAGCCCAGACAAAAAGATTTTTTGCAGATAAATTAGGTAAAGAATCCGAAGAGATGTAACTACCCGCTACATCTACCTGTAGTAGAAACTCTCCGTTTTCGTCTTTACCGAACTCTAAAGATTTAGTAGAACCTAACTGAGCTCCCGATAACGGAGTGTTCGTCTTACGCTGCGGGAATATATGCTGTTCCGGATCATAGTCCTTAGCACGTATGTAACCCTTAGTATTAGCATGCGTCTCGATAAACGAAACATCCTCTACAGGGCTTAAGCCCCTAGGACGTCTACGATTAACATGGCCCCTAGAGGACTTAAGCCCTGTACGCATTATCGTTTTTCTCCAACTACGGAATACGCAGGCGTACCGGCCGAAATAAGTTTAACAGTAGCCTTACGCATAGTTCCACCCGGAACGAACAGATAAGACTGCCCTCGAACCGCAGGAACAACACGGGAATCGGCTACTGCAACTGTAGGATCAGACGGGGGATTTGCTGCGTCGTTGACTACGAAATAAATCTCGTCATTGCCATCAACATTTACGACCTCGATAGACTCTAAGATGTTGCCCGCACCTGCATCCAAATTAACAGTGGTTACAGTTGAAGCAACTAGAGTACCGTGGGAAGAATCAACCGCTGGTTGTGTCACTTTTATTCCTTAGATAGTATTAGAATGATCATTACTACGAATAGCGAAACGCATATCGTTCTCGGTCATCTGGTTAAGGGTAGTAGCAGTATAGAAACCGCCGATAGCGAGAAGTCGAGTTCGCATAGTAGTAACAGACATCTGGTCTGCGTCCACTAAAACTTCGCCGTCATCGAAGTTACCGGCAGAAACATCGCCGGCATGATTACGGTCTGCAACTCCAAACTGATTTCCAATAGTTAAATCAGCCATTTTGTACCTGACCTCCAGGTGGTAATTGCGGTGCATCTTCAATAGACATAGGTGGTGGAGCACCGTGTCCCTTGAACACACCAACAAGACGAGGATCTTCTAGATCCAATTGAATTCCCGTTTCTGCTGCCCAAGCCTGCATATGCATCTTAGTGTGCAGAATATTAATCTGTTGAAGAATCTTAGGAAGTAGCTTAAACTGCTGTGTCTTTTGGAACCTCTCATGCTCTAGTACGTGGGAGATATGATTATCCGAAGAGTTCAGAGGCATTACATACTCTAATAATGCCCGGTTAGCAATCTGAACAGGTTGTAATCGGCTCTGCTCAGGAATCTGTTGCTGAGCCTGTAGGATTGCGTTAGCCTTCTGAGTGAGTTCTTCCTCAGCAGGGGGTTCAATCCTAGACATGAGAATATTCTCATGCTGAGCTTCTCGGGTGTCAATTTGAAGATCCTGATAAATACTATCAGTCTCAGCAATACCGAGATAACGCAGTCCCAATTCAGGATTGATAAACTGATTCTTCATCAAATCAGTGATAAAAGCCTGCTTAGCCGCTATACTTCGTGGCGTAGCAGATCCATTAACCACAGTCCAATCAGTAGCCCCGTTGATATCAGACCCCTTAAGCTCTGAGGCTTCAACGGCATAATTGACTCCACTGACCCGAACCATTCGAGGTACTTCCCAAAATTCAACCACATGAGAAAGTAAATGCTTCGAGATACGCTCTACACCTTCCTCTACAGAGGAAAGAGCATTACTAATAGCAGAATCATCCTGTTCCTGAAGGAAACTGATTGCAGTAGCTGCCTCTACCCCAGGAGGACTTTGCCCCTTAGTAATCTCATGCTGAGATGCAATATCATTCATATCCATGATATTACGATCAAGCTCTTGAGCTACATATCCAGGTAATGCCTGGAGAGGTAGAGGCTGAGGCGGTAACATACCTGGAGTGAACTCAATAATAAGTCCGGGCTCCGATGTCATACGACGAGTATCTACAGCCCCCTTCTGAGCAATTAATTGAGGCTTTGCCATTCTATTCTTAGCCTCAATAATCTGAGATCGTGTTCTATTATATTCCTTCTGCAAAGGAATTAGATCACTGATAAAGGACTGCGAATAGAAGCGTCCTGTCTCAATATGCTCAAACTTAGTGAACGGATAGTCGTTATAGGCGTAGGGTAATCCTTCATCAATAGAGATAACCTGTCCACCCGCCCACACTACACGCCCGCCGTCCTTAAGGAAAGGTGCTTGTTTAATCCAAGCCTCCTTAATCTGAACGGTCCCACCGGGATGCTCTGCGTTCTGAAGGTTAAGTCCCTTTAGGAGCTGCGCCTCCCAGGTAGGAGACGAATTTTTTCCTTCTGCCTTGATATCGACTCCATATACAGACTTAACCCAACTCGTAGGTTTAACAGATACATGGAGTAAAAGGGGTTGACCTTCGATAGTTTCTTCTTGAAGGTCTCCGGCAAAAAGATGAAAAGGAGATACAGGCTCACAGATAATGCGCCCCGGTGATCCGTCACTGTCTTTAGCAGACGGGTCCCAGTAGTCTTTAACGTATCCATTTCCGGTTAACACCGTCCAGAAAAGGGTACGTCGAAGCAGACGATTCATCTTAAGCTCTCGCCAAAGATGCTCACGAATCTGTTCCGCCGAAGCGGCTGCCATAATATCTTTATCTTCAGTAGATGCAGGGATAACTGCCCCTGTAGGACGCTCTTTAGTAAGACGTGCCAGTTCTTTACGAACCATAGGCTTAATCTTATTAGAAACAAGCCGCACACGCCACGGAGGCGCTACAGGAACTTTAAGCTCTGCATATACATTTGTGCCCGTCCGTAGCCACTGTACCCATTGCTGACCAAAGTAAAAGGCAAGATTTCCGAACCATTCCCGCTCAAAAATAGTTCGTTCATTCTTCATTCGAGAATACTGGCTATCCAGCCAGCCGACGATTTCTTTATTAGATTCCGAGGTCTTCGGTCGGGTCGACGAATCCGATTCCGAGCTCGGTAAGTTCATCTCCAAGACTCATTTCCTCTCCATAAGAGTCAAAGCTATGTCCGAAAGCTTCTAACTCATCTGCATCTGTACGACGTGTTACACTAGGCGAGGTTAAAAGCGAGCTTGCCTGATTTACTTGGACGAAGCTCTCCCACTCCTTCGTCATCGCTCGATTCAGAAGCTCCTGGTTCGCTTTCGTCAACTGTTGAATCAGATTCTGACTCGACTGCTGGCTTAGTCTCCACAATTTGTAAAACACTAGCAACGTGCTCAGCCATGCCATCAGGCACACTAAACCCACTATCCAATAATTCATGTGTCACCTTCGTTAAGGCTTCAATCTGCCGGGTTGCAACATACAACTTAGAGTCTAAGTCTTTATTCTCGTCGATAATGATTTGCTCTAATTTAGTATAACCTGTGATACGTGCAATAAAGTCAATGCATTCGGAGCACATATAAACTGCCCCGTCCATAGCAATTCCTACAGGGTGCTCAGACTGCATCTTCAGGTCGACATAAAACTCAGCGTCGGCCTTGCGGCAAAAGAAACAGCATCCCGGTAAAGCTACAGGTCGATCAATCTTAACGTACCGGTCGGACTGGGTGTAATCATGTTTCATAGGTTAGCCTCACCGAAAGTAAGCTGCTCTTCCTCGGGGACAATAAAAGTAGCTCGGAAATCAGCATCGGACATTAAAGTCGGGGTTCCCGCCTCCATGATTACCCATGCTCCTACAGGGGCCTCCTCCGTACGGAGAGAGGGGTTACGAATTCGATCAGGGAAATTAATCCAACCAATCTCATTCGCCACGGCGGCAAGATTATCGTCCTGTAACTGAATCGCTTCAACAGTTAGAGGCTGACGCTCATATTCCTGAAACATTAGTAATCATCTCCTAAATGAAAATCTCCGGAACCGGAGGATTTAGTACCAAGACTTGCTAAACGAGGTTGTTCTGGATTAATGGCATTACTTGCCATCTCTACAGGAAGCCGGGGCTCAGGTACACCAGTACCATCGTCTACCAATGGTCTAGACGCTACACCATACCTAAGCGCATCGCAAGCGTGGTCGTCTTTCTTATGCTGTTCTTCCTTGGCGTTCCTATCTTGCTGCATTTTCTTACTGTACCATGCTCCCCAGCGGAGCTTTTGCATCTCCCAAAGAAGGCTGACACAATTTTCGGTAATATATAAAGTAGGATGCGTATACGGTTCCGTACCTTCCGGACCTTTTAAGCGCTGGATAACTAAGTTGATCCCTGCTTTTTGGTCGTTGTTTCCGAGGATGATGGGGATTCCGTTTTTCGTGTATTCGATAAAAACTGAGGTTGCCGTAATTGGGTCAACGTTCCTGATCGACGGGTCACCCACATAGTATTGAGGAAAGACTCCCAATTCGGAATTCTTCTGTAGAATGGCTTTTGCATTCTGCTCTACAGTCCGCTGCGTCTGGTAGTATTCATCAAATACAATGATCCGTCCATCTTTATTTACGCTATACCACAGAAAGGCTGTCGGATTAGTAAACCCATGATCCATTGAGCAAAAGATAAGCTCCCCGGCCTCTTGTAGTTTTTTTCCTGAAACCGGCGGCACGGTATGAATCTCTTTAAGGTGGTTAGCATACACCATACCTGTCTTAGAGATATAGCGCCCCGTCTTACGTGCTTGACGTTCTTCTTTAGACAGCGCACCGAGAAAGGCTTCGATCTCTACAGGGTTGAGGTGAGGATTCTCATCCATATCAACTTCAATTACTTTGATATCCTCAGACTTATTGAGGTATAAGTCCTCATACGTCCATGTTAACCCCTCTACAGGGGTCATCGTTAACCACCATTGACCCCCGGTGTCCACGAGCCTAGCCATATTCTCAGTAAAGATGTCTTTAGGGGGTTCCTCATCGAACCAAATTCCATGCCGAGACGTACCGGCATGTTTATCTGTATCCTGATCATAGGAAAGGAATTCGATAAACGATCCGTTCAATAGGCTCAGGCGACGCATCTGTTTATTATACGAATCATCCCACGACCCGTTTTTAAGTAGACTCGGGGGCATCCACTTTGCGAGTTCTGGAATAACGATTCCCTGAACACCTTGCTGTAAATCCACGGAAACAGAACGTAACCGTGTAGGTGCGGGCGGGACATACTTATATGGATGTTCGCCCTTCGCTCGATAAATCATCTCTACAGCGCCGCCGACAGTTTTACCTGATCGGTTACCGCCGAGGAACATTGTCCCTTTGGAAGTTGATTTGTGGAATAGTTCTTGTTTGGTATGAGGGAGATAGCCGTTAAGTCCGGGGCGACTTTTCGCTACCTTAAGCCTCTCAGCTAGAGCTCGCAGCGCTTCGTTACTCATCCTACAGGGGCCTTACTTTATTCCGAAATACCGTCAAGGGACTTCTCCAGTTCTAGATCGAT